TAAAAATATGGTAAAATCTCCGCCTGAAAAGCTAGTAAAATCTCCGCCTGAAAAGCTAGTAAAATCTCCGACTAAAAAATTGATAAAATCTCCAACTAAAAAATTGATAAAATCTCCAACTAAAAAGACACAAATAAATAAAAAACTAACTACAAAATCTAAAAATTTATCTTCTCAAGTAAAAAAGCCGGACTACAAAACTGTAAAAGTAAAGACAAATGTTAACAGTTATCTTATTCCAGATAATATTGTTTCAAAAAATATTTTAGATAGTAAATTTAATAATAACCACCACTTTACTCAATTTACAGATACAGTTGATAGATACCTTGTTAAAGTAATTTCAGGAGGAATAGATATCAATAAATATAAAAAATAATAACTACTTAAATATAATTTAGATATTAATTATACTTAATCAAAGAGAATAATGTCTTTAATAGATGAATATTTTGATTATCAAGATCGATTTGAACAAAAATATGGTGAAAATACTATAGTTTTAATGGAAGTAGGAAGTTTTTTTGAAGTATATGGGACTGATGACATTGGTAGTAATAAAGGTAGAATTAGAGAAATCTGCGAAGTTACAGCATTAACTATGTCTAAGAAAAAAGGGCAAAGTAAATATTCCAAAAAAGATTATGTATTCATGGCAGGATTTCCTAATCATAGTGTGGAAAAATGGAAGGACATCCTTATTAAGAATAACTATGTAGTAATTATTATTGAACAAGATAGTCACGGTAAAAAAGATCCTAAAAGAACCATTACCGAAATTGTATCACCTGGTATTAATATTGACAGCAATCATTTTTCAAATAATGTCATGTCCGTTTATATTGAATGTATCAAAGATTTTAAATCACAAAAACCTATGGTAGAATTAGGATTATCTATTGCTGATATGTCAACAGGAGAAACATCTATTTACGAAACCTATTCGGCGCATGATGATAATAGATATATTCTTGATGAGATTTTTAGATTCATTCAATCTCATAGCCCTAAGGAAATGATTATTCATACAAAAAATATTGATCAGATTAATTGGGATGAAAAATCTATTCGTAAAAGTCTTGAAATAAGAAATGAAATTTTACACTATAATTTTTACAATTCTAATCAAGATATTCTTAAACCCGCTTATATAGAGTCACTTTTGAGTAAAGTATTTCCAGTTACAGGAGCAATAACCCCTATTCAATATATCGGATTAGATAAAAATCCTACATCACTAACATCCTTTATTTATCTATTACAATTTGCTTACGAACATAATGATAATATTATCTCAAAACTTACAAAGCCTGTTATTTGGGAAACTGAGAAACATCTTATCTTGTCACACGACTCAATTAATCAACTAAATCTTGTCCCTAATTTTAATGTAAAGAATTCAGGTATTTCTTCGCTATGGGATATTTTAGATAAGACTAAAACTCCTCTTGGAAAAAGGTATCTTAAATATAAGTTACTTAATCCAATTGTAGATTCAATTGAAATTAATAACACTTATGATGCTGTTTCAGAATTTCAAATCAAGAACGATACGCAATATATTTTCGAAGGAGTATCAGACCAACTTAAATCAATTAACGATATTCAACGTCTTCATAGAAAAATGGCACTTAAAAAACTTCAACCTTATGAATTTATAACTCTTGATAATTCATACAAAAAAATTAAAACTATAATTAATTATCTAAAACAGGCAGCTCTTGATAATAACTGTAAAATAATTGAAACAGAGCTTCTTAAAAATAGTGAACTTAAAGAATTAGATAGTTTTATACAAGATTACAATCAAAAAATAAAAATGAATGAAATTTTAGGAGTCAACCTTAATAATATTACTGATAGTTTTTTTAACAAAGGGGTATTCAACGAAATTGATGAACAACAAGAAAAATTAGAAACTTTAAAGAATTACTTTAATCTATTTTCATTATCTTTAGGAGCAATTATAGATAATTCTGGCAAAACAAAAGCAGAAGTCAAACGTTCTGATAAAGAAGATTATTTCTTAACAATCACTAAATCTAAATCAAAAATTCTTACAGCTCTAATTAAGAAAAACCCTAATAAAATTGTAACATTTAATTCAGGTAAATATTCTTATAAATTATCAGACCTTGACCTAAAGAATACAACTACTCAGTGTAAGATTTTTTCAGGAGATATTAAACAAAAGTCACATTTACGTGTAACCTATGAGAATAGAGTAAAAAATATGTGTATTAATAAATTTACTGATTTGGCATATGAATATTACACCAAACATACATTACTATTGGATTCAATTTGTAATTTTGTTTCACGAGTAGACTATTTAAGTAGTGTAGCAAGGGTTTCCCTGCATAATGGATACGTAAAACCTAAAATTGACAATAGCAGGGAGGATAGTTTTATTAGTGCTAAAGATCTTAGACATCCTATTATTGAGAAACTTAATGAAAATGTAAAATATATTCCTAATGATGTTGAACTGGGAACTGATAATCAAAGTGGTATATTATTGTATGGTGTTAATGCTGTAGGTAAAAGCAGTTATATGAAAAGCGTTGGTCTTTCAGTTATCATGGCTCAAGCCGGATTTTTTGTTTCTGCTCAAGAATTTACCTATAAACCATATAAGCATCTATTTACAAGGATATCAGGAAATGATAATATATTTAAAAATCAATCTACTTTTGCTGTAGAAATGGATGAATTAAGAACTATTTTAAGAAGAGGTAACAGTTATTCACTTGTATTAGGAGACGAACTTTGTAGTGGAACAGAGACAACATCGGGATTGGCATTAGTAACTGCTGGAGTAGTCAGGTTATCAGATCTTGGTTCAAGTTTTATTTTTGCTACACATCTCCATAAATTATCTGATATGCCTGAAATAAATGAATGCAGAACTGTGAATAATTATCATATGGAAACAATTTATGATGAAGATAAAGAGCAGTTGATTTATAATCGCAAACTTAAGAGTGGAGCAGGAAATTCTATATACGGACTTGAAGTTGCTAAAGCAATGAAGCTTGATAGTGAATTTCTTAAAATTGCTAATAAAGTTAGAAAAAGAATTATGAATGTAGGTGAAACTATAGTAGAAACTAAGAGTTCAGTTTATAATTCTAAAAAGCTGATACAAAATTGTGAAGTATGTGGATGTAAAGCTACCGAAGTTCATCATATTAACGAACAACATATCGCAGATGAAAATAATATGATCGATACTTTTCATAAAAATTCACTTCATAACTTGGTATCACTGTGTCATGAGTGTCATCATGATGTTCATCATGGTAAACTATTCATAAAGGGTTATCATGATACCAGCGAAGGAACTAAATTGGATTTTTATTATAAAAAAATAGATAGCGATGCTTCAGGTCAATTAAAAAAGAAGAAATTTTCACAAGATCAAATAGATATTATTAAGGATATTCATCAAAAAGCAAAAACTCTGAACGGAACTAAAAACTATTTACAGACGAATAAAGGTATTAAAATATCAACTGCTACCATAAAGAAAATTGTAAACAATTCATATTAAAATATAATAAAAGTATATATTAATAAAATGGTTAGATATGATGAAGTAGGCTCTATTAGTAAAAAACTAAAAACTTTTTTTTTAGATCTTGACATAACCAATTTCCTAATTGTTCTGGTAGGTGTAGGCGTATTTGCTTTATTAATGGGGGCAATGAACCAATCTATTGTTACCGCCCAAAGTATTGTTATAGCAATTATAACTACTGTTATTGTTTATGTTTATTTCAAAAAAGAATATTCCAGAAAGATTAAAAAACTTAAACTTAAGAATAAATTGCTGAAAAAGGATTCTATTTTAGACGAACTATGTGCCAGTAAAAAAACGAGAAACACTAAATTATGTAATAATTACGAGACTTCAAAAAGAAGCTTTTATAATATATCAAACATGTTGTTACAAAGATATAATATTAATGATTAATTATAATTTAAAATTATATTAAATTATAATAAATATATGGTATTAGGTAATTTAATTCAATTAAATAGTATAGGTAATGAGGATAGATTTCTTTATGGTAATCCTCAAATGACCTATTTTAAATCTGTTTACCAAAGAGCAAGTAATTTTGCAATAAATTACTCAAAAGTGCCATTTATTGGTAATGTTAATGTTGGTTTAGGTAAAGAGATTAAATTCAGTATACCTTTTAAATCTGATTTATTAGGAGCTTTATACTTTAAAATTAAGTTTTCTGATTTAATAAGAACTGAACAATTTACTGATATTAATGGAGTGACTTCAAATAAACCGCAATTTTCGTCATATGTAAATGGTATAGGTTATAACTGCTTTGAATACATTAAATTATATATTAATGGAAATCTTATACAAACACTTGATAGTAAATTAATATATTTAATTAATGAACTATACAATGACCAAGCTAAAAAAGATTCTTTTTATAGCATGAACCTATTTAATAACACTAATTTTAAGATAGCTGATGATAATATTGAGGATGTTAATACAACTTTAATAGTTCCATTCTTTTTCTCTAAAAATACATCTTTTGCATTACCATTATGTGCTCTAAATCACTCAGATATACAAATGGTTGTTAAATTTAAAGAAGCATCTAAATGTGTAGTTAAACAATATAATACCGATGGTGATACAGAGATGGGAATTAATGGATACACGGTAACTACTCAAAATCAAGGTGGGCAAAATGTATTAGTTCCTACAGGTCCAAGTGGCACCGTTCCCAATCAATATGAAATTTATGATGAATCAGTTAGTGCTGAAATTGAATCATTCGAAATTTTCTCAGAAAATATTTATCTAAATGATACTGAAAAAAAGATGTTTTTGGGCAGAGAATTGACATATTTAGTAGAACTTTTCCATATAGGAAATACTAATAAAATAACCAATCCTAATAACGATAATGTTTATTCTATGGAGCTGGAATCGAAGAATCCAACAAAATATATAGCATGGTTTTTACAAAGAGAAGATGTTTATGACGCAAATTATTTTGATAACAATACTACAAAGTTTCCAATTAAATATAGTAGTAATCAATACAGCACCGATAGAAAAAATCATATATTAAATGACGCTGTATTAGCACTAAATAATAATGATATTAATGATAATGTAGATGCTAAATTTTTATCAGATGTAATTCTTTATCAAAGATTTAATACGAGTGTTAACGGAAATTTATATGTATTAAGTTTTTCTTTACACCCTAAAAGAGACGAACCTACTGGAACTATTAATTTATCGAGAATTTTGTATAAAACTCTTAGATTAACATTAGTAGATGAATCAAAATATACAAACAATAATTATAAACCAACCATCTTATTTAATTACTATTCATCGTATTATAACATACTTGTTATAAAGGATGGTTTGGGAGGGTTAATGTATCAATAATTTATATTCGTTATATATATATTTATAATGAATAATAATTCTCAAGAACTAAGAAAATTAACAGCACAAAAAGTTACGATAGGTGGTCGTCCCCAGAACGGCAATACTGACCTTTTTGTATACGGCGAAGTTGATTTAAGAAAAAATTTAATGGTTCGAGATAATTTAACTGTTTTAGGAAAACTAAATTCTCAAGATAATAATACATCAGGTTCATTAAATGTCTCGAAAAATGTTACTATCGACGGAGATTTATCAGTAGCAGGTAAAACAACACTTGAAAAACTAATTTTAACAACACAAGTGCTTAATACAGTAACTGTTAAAGAAAAATTATCTGTGGGTAGTTCCGCTACAATAGCATCGTCGTTGGGCGAAGAAAATTTTATTGAATTTACGAAAACAACTCACGAAAATGACGAAGATCATAAAATTGTTACAGAAGGCACAAGTTTAGGTAAGATCGCCTTCAAAGGTTCTGATGGTATAAAATGGGTTGAAGGAAGTAGAATATATGCTGAAGTAGAAGGAACTCCCTCAGAAGATAATGTAAGTGCAAATATTAAGTTTGCTACAACACATAGCGATAATATTATGAAAGATAGATTAACTATTAATTCTAATGGAAACATAGGTGTATCTGAAGATAATCCTAATACATCATTACACATTAATACAACTGATTCAGTTATTTTACCATCGGGAACAAGTGAACAACGACCAAATTTAGAAAAGAAGGGTCAAATAAGATTTAACACTGAGCTTGATAAATTTGAAGGTTATGGACCTAGAAATAACTGGATTAAGATAGGTGGAGGAGTGGTTGATATAGACGAAGATACTTTTATAACAGCAGAAAATGATGACGGGACTGATAGCGATCAATTAAAATTTATAACCGATGGTAATGAAAGAATGATTATAGGGTCAAATGGTAATATAGGAATAGGAACATCAGAACCAATAGAGAAACTAGATATACAAGGTAATATTAACTGTAGTAATAAAGTTATAGCAAAATCATTGATAGGAACATTAGAAGATTCTAATTATGAAAATCTAGAAACAGCTCACAAATTAAAACATGTGGGTGAGCTTGATAGTGGTTCTATTACAAGCAATTTTGGCAATATCAATATAGGTGATAAACTTTTAAAAGCAGGAACATTAGAAATTAATAACAATATAGGAATAGGTAAATTTCCAGCAAAAGAAAGTCTAGATGTTTATGGTAATATTAGACTTAGTCAAAAAATGTTATATAGTAAAACTAATCAAGATAAAATTTTATTAAAGGGTGATGAAAATATGACTAAGATAGCTACTATGGGAGGAAATGAATATCTTCAATTCTTCTCGGGAAATATAGTTGATACAGATAATTATAAAACTGGAAATCATTCTTGGTATACAGCTAATGGTAAGGTTTGGAATCAAAGAATGACTCTAACAAGTGAAGGAAGATTAGGAATAGGAATTGATAAACCAGATGAAGTTCTACATGTAAATGGTTCTGTTAAGGCAAATGGGATTATATTAGGGGGAACAAGCATAAAGATTTCAGCTGACAAGATTAATCTACTTAAGAACCTAAAATCAGAGGCACAAGAACAGATTGATAATATTATAGAATTACAAAAAGTATATGAAAATAAATTCGAAACGAAATTGAAAGAAAAAGACCAGGAAATAGCAAGAATTAATAGTAAATGTTCAGATTTAGAAAGGAGATTAATTGAGATAGAAAATAAATTAAATAATTAAAAAAAAATTGATTACAATTTTAAAATGTAAGATAATGTTACATTTTAATCATGGAACAACGTCTTGCCTCTATTGAAAAGAAACTTGATACTCTTATCAAGCTTATGAGTGAAGCACCACGGTCTTCTCCAAAGACAAAAGCAAAAACTAAAAAACCAGAAAAAGTAGAAAAATCTGGAAGCGCTATCGTGTCAATTTTTACAGATCTTATTCTAATTACAGGAAACACATTTAGTAATAAGGATAATTTGAAAAGTATTGGAGCACGATGGAATAAGGAAAACAAGGGATGGCAATTTAACGCAGACCAAATTGAAACTGTAAGAGAAAAAGTTGCGGAGGTATTTGAATCCACAAGTTTTAAGGAAATGAATAAATTATTGAAAAAGCCTGTAGAAAGTGATGGTGAAGATAATGTAGGTCAGGTAAATAGTAGCTGGTGTGAAATCGATTCAGATAGTGACTAGTAAATTACCTAAAGATAATAATCTAATAACATAGTAGATAATAAATGGATTTGAGTTTTAATGAAGAAAGTTTTAAAAATAATATAAAAAATAAAGTAACTATTTCAAGACAACAAAGAAACGGTAGAAAATGTTGGACAATAATCGAAAATTTTGCGGAAACTCTTGAAATGGATGATATTAAACAGTTTATAAAAAAAATTAAAAAGACCAAATGTTGCAATGGATCGTATCAGGTCGATGATAAAGTGATACAACTTCAGGGTGACCAGACCGATTATGTTAAAGACTTAATCTGTAATAAGCATGGTTACAATGAAGAAGATATTTTAGTTAAAGGAGTATAATATAAATAACAAGATTTATTTTTTATATTATTATGTTAAATTATATTAATATGACAGCCGGAACGTTATTACACATGGCCAACAAAGGCCCTGAAGATAAATTCCTATATGGTAATCCTAAAATGACCTATTTTAAAAACGTTTTCACGAAGGCAAGAAATTTTTCATTTGAATTTAATAAAGTTACAAAATCTGATGGAAAAATTGGTCTTGGTAGAACAGTTAGAATTGAAATTCCTTCAATAGGAGATCTATTATCAGGAGTATATCTAGATTTCAAATTAAAAGACCTTAAAAGGACTGGAAATTATACACAAAAAAATACTATCACTGACTCAAATGGTTTTGTAAATTTACAAGTCGATGATTCATTAGAACCAGTATTTACTTCATATGTTAATGGTGTAGGATTCAACATTATAAAAGAAATTAAATTATTAATAGGTGGAGTTATGATACAGAAACTTAATGCAGAACTTATATTTTTAATTAACGAATTACACACTGATTACAATAAGACTTTTTCATTTAGAAAAATGACAAGATACAGCACTACATTTAGCACAGGTAATACAAATCAACAAAATATGACCTGTCATTTACAATTACCTTTCTTTTTTTCAAAAGATCCAGGTCAATATTTACCTCTTTGTGCTTTATCTAACTCAAAAATTGAACTTGAAATATCACTAAGAAGTTTAGAAGAAATTTTAGTAAGAGATTTTAATACTACCCCAGATGGAGTAGTTGTTCCAGGAACTAATGGTTATCAAATTAGTAATTCTGAATTAATTGGCTTAGGAACGGTTCCCGCATCTAATGAAAGATATATGGAAGATATCACAGGTGGTTTAGAATATATTGATATTATTACAAAAAATGTTTACTTAGACCCAGAAGACCAGAAATTATTTAAAATTGCTCCTAAATTAGATTACATGATCGAATTATATCATATAGGAAATGAAGAACATTTTCATAATCCCAGTGGAAATTCAACATATAGAGTAGATATAGAATGTAAACATCCTACAAAATATATTTTATGGTTACTACAAAGAGAAGATGTCAAGAATGCAAATATATACGAAAATTATTCAACTGATTTTGGTTATCGCTATGGACAGGGATTTTATACTTTTAATCCGGATAGTCATCTAATTAATGGAACTGATATATTTGTTAATAATACAGCCATACTTGATGGTATAAATCCTGTTTTTATCTCAAAATCAACTATTTATGAAAAATTTAAAGGATGTAACGTAAGCCCTTTTTATGTATACAACTTCGCTCTCGATCCATATTCTAATGAACCAACGGGAACATTTAATCTTTCTGTATATAAGAAAAAAAGTTTTGAAGTATCTTTAGTAGATGAATCTAATTATACTAATAACAATCTAAAAACGGACGTTTTATTTAGATATTACACAGCTTATTTTAATATTTTACTGATTTCAGATGGAATGGCTGGATTGCTATACAATTAATGTGTTAATAAATCTGTCTTAATATATCATATTATTATATATTATGAACAGCTATGATGTTAATCAATTGGATAAACTCGAATTGAAAAGAATTTCTATAGGTAAGAAACTTCATAAGGGGGATTCAAGTGTTTCTGTTGCTGATGACTTAACTATTAATAGAGATCTTTTTGTTGACAGAGATATTCATGTAGTAAATACGATTCAATTAGGAAAATATACTGATTCTGGTCAAGAAATGCCTGGTGCAATGAAAGTTATAGGAACATTAAGTGTATCAGGTAATAGTTATTTAGGCACTAATGTTCAAACAACTACAATCAGAAATGATATTGTAGTAGAAGACACATTATCAGTAGCAGGTTCGGTAACTGTAGCAACTTGTCAAAATGAATTACCCAGTAATTTCATGGAATTTACAAGAACAAGGCATGCTACTGACGATAATACTCATGTTCTCATTGAAAAAGGAGATTCATTGGGTTCGATACTTTTTAAGGGTTCCGATGGAACTAACTGGAAAAAATATGTCGATATTCAGACATTGTCTACATCAGTAGAACAAAATAATGAAGGGGGTAAAATACAATTTAATATTCTTTCAGGTGGAGGAGCACATAGCGGTGATGATGGAACAACTAATACGTCAGACATGTTTAATCTTTTCTCTATAGGAGGAGAGAATAAATCAGAAGGAATCAATAATCAAGTTGTTGTTAATGAAGCAGGAATTAACACGGATTTTAGAGTTGAATCTGACCTCAATGAAAATATGATTTTTGTTGATTCTTTAGCTAATAAAATAGGTATTGGAAGAGATTCGCCACAATATACTCTAGATATTCAAGGTAATTCTAGAATAAGTGACCACCTTTTATTGAATACTATTTCAGTAGGTGCTGATTCTCATGGAAGTCACAAAGCAGTTGTAAGAGAAGATCTTGGTGGAAGTGATATGAGTGCCTTGATTTACAATACTCAGTTAGCATTATTTAGCACCGCTAAGCAATCAATGAATATGGGTGTAATGAATGACGGTAAAGGAGTTATTCAAGTAATTGATAATAATAATCCTTCAATAACATATGCTGATTTAGGTCTTCAGCCTTTAGGAGGACAAATAGCAATAGGAAAACAATTGGCTAACGTAGTTTTAGATATTGAAGCAACAGATTCAATTAGAATTCCAGTTGGCACGATTGCTGAAAGACCTACGGCGAATTCTTCTAATCATACAGGATATTTAAGATATAATAGTGAACTTAAAAGATTTGAAGGTTATGGGCAAAGTCAAAATCAAGGATTATTATTAGATGAATGGATATCATTAGGCGGTTTAAAAGATGTTGATAACGATACCTATATTACTGTAGAAAACCAACATGGGAGTGATAACGACCAAATTAAATTTTTTGTTGAAGATAGACAAGAAATGACTCTTGATAAATCAGGATACTTAGGTATAGGAATAACGAATCCAACTACAAGATTACATGTTGAAAGTAATGACCCAAGCTATAATAATACTGAACCTATTGCCCTATTCCGTTCCGCCAATAAAGATACTTCAGTTAGAATTGAAGGTAAAGGAGAAAGTTATCTTGAACTTGCTAATGTAAACACAACAGGAGACACGGCCAATTCGTGGGGTATAGGTATCAATAATGATAAAAATCTATATTTTAACTGGAAGACAAATAGCACCCTCGACTCAGATATAAATATTAATGAGAGTAACGCAATGACTATTATGCAGAATGGTAATATTGGTATCAATAAATTGGTCCCTAATGTAACTTTTGATATTGAAGGTGAAGATGCTATTAGAATTCCCCGAGGAACAACAGCTCAACGTCCTACAACTTTAGGATTAGGTCAAATACGCTATAATACGCAATTACATACATTTGAAGGTTATGGCGCAGGAAATGCCTGGGGATCATTAGGAGGAGTTAAAGATGTTGATAGAGATACTTTTATTACAGCTGAAAATAGTGCTGGAGCCGATAACGACGAACTTAAATTTTACACTAATCAATTCGAAGAAAATATAGATGCTTCTACTGTGCCTAGAATGATTATTAAAAATGATGGAAAAATAGGTATTCATACAAATACTCCTCTTGTCAAATTTCAAATTACAGACCAATCTATATTAACAGGAACGGATATTACAAACGGAACAGCATCAATATATGGGACTTCAGGACAATCATCTTATCAAATCTTAAATGTATCGCATACCAATCAAAGCGAATATATTTCAATAGGTTTTAATGAAATAGCTAAACAGGGCACTAATGACGGGCCTCTTAAAATCAATAATAAAAAAGATAATGACATTGTTTTTGGAACTAATAATGCTGATCGCATGATTCTTAAAAATGATGGTAAATTAGGAATTGGTGTAAGTTCTCCTAATACATTTTTACATGTTCAAAAAAGTGGAGTTCAAGAGCCTTTGGCCTTATTTGAATCTACGGATAATGATTCTTCAATAAGAATTGAGGGTAAAGGTGAAAGTTATTTAGAAATTGCCAATACAAATGCTACTGGCGACAGCACAAATTCATGGGGTATAGGTATGAATAATGATAAAAATCTTTATTTTAACTGGAAAACTAATGGAACTTTAGATTATGATACAAATATTAATGAGCATAATGCTATGACTATTATGCAGAATGGTAATATTGGTATTAATAAAGCTGTGCCCAATGTTACATTTGATATTGAGGGAGAAGATGCTATCCGAATTCCTAGAGGAAATACAGCTCAAAGACCTACAACTTTAGGTTTAGGTCAGATTCGTTACAACACGCAACTCCATACATTTGAAGGTTATGGTGCGGGAAATGCTTGGGGTTCTCTTGGAGGAGTTAAAGATGTTGATAGAGATACTTATATTACTGCCGAAGATAGTGCTGGAGCTGATAATGACGAGTTGAAGTTTTACACAGGTCAATTTGAAGAAACTGTTACTGCTACAACTGTTCCAAGAATGATTATTAAAAATGATGGAAAGGTAGGTATTAATATTATTAGTCCTCTTTACAAAACACATATTAATGGAAATGTTGGTATCGAAAATAGTGTAACATTACAAGATACATTAAGTGTATCTGGCACAACAAATCTAACAGGTAATACAATTATAGGTTCAAAAGCTACTACTACTCATCAACTTCATGTAGAGGGAACTACAAATATTACAGGAGCAACAACTCTTGAAAGCACATTAGATGTAACTGGTGATACATCTGTATCTACTTTTGATAGTAGTGGAGCTACTTCATTAGCTACAGGCGGTGGTATAGTAAATATCTCTAAATCCGGAGTTATGACTACAGTTAAAGGAACATTAAATGTTGACCAAGCCGTAACTCTAGATACAACACTTGATATAATGGGTGCAACAACTTTAAGTAATACGCTTGATGTAATAGGAGATACATCTGTATCTACTTTTGATAGTAGTGGAGCTACTTCATTAGCTACAGGTGGCGGTATAGTAAATATTTCGAAATCCGGAGTAATGACAACTGTGAAAGGAACATTAAATGTTGACCAAGCCGTAACTCTAGATACAACACTTGATGTCACAGGAGAGACCATATTAAGGAATACACTTGATGTAATAGGAGATACATCTGTATCGACTTTTGATACTAGTGGAGCTACTTCATTAGCTACAGGTGGTGGTATAGTAAATATTTCGAAATCCGGAGTAATGACAACTGTGAAAGGAACATTAAATGTTGACCAAGCCGTAACTCTGGATACAACACTTGATATAATGGGTGCAACAACTTTAAGTAATACGCTTGATGTAATAGGAGATACATCTGTATCGACTTTTGATAGTAGTGGAGCTACTTCATTAGCTACAGGTGGTGGTATAGTAAATATTTCGAAATCCGGAGTAATGACAACTGTGAAAGGAACATTAAATGTTGACCAAGCCGTAACTCTGGATACAACACTTGATGTCACAGGAGCGACCACATTAAGTGATACGCTTGATGTAGTAGGAGATACATCTGTATCTACTTTTGATAGTAGTGGAGCTACTTCATTAGCTACAGGTGGCGGTATAGTAGATATTTCGAAATCCGGAGTAATGACAACTGTGAAAGGAACATTAAATGTCGACCAAGCCGTAACCATGGATACAACACTTGGTGTCACGGGAGCGACCACATTAAGTAATATACTTGATGTAATAGGAGATACATCTGTATCTACTTTTGATAGTAGTGGAGCTACTTCATTAGCTACAGATGGCGGTATAGTAAATATTTCGAAATCCGG